GCTGTGTGTGTTGTTTGAATGATCTTGGTCTGTGGTTTGTGGCCCATGAGCCATGCAGGAAAGAGAAACGAAGCAAACTCCGACTTTGTATGTCGAGGTGGCATGTTTACAATTAATCTTTTAATTTCACCCGATAGTACCTTTTCGAACTTCTCACCAATCCTGCGGTGGTGTTCACCCTCCACGAACCCTGGCCACACAGTAGAAACGAACGTTAGAAAGGAGTCTCTTGCCTTACTTGCAAGTTCTAATTGTGTCTTTCTTAGTTCTAGTTTAAGTAATGCCTCTTTCGCTTCTTTAGCGTCCATTGATGAGACATCAAAGTCAATTCGCATATCAGATTTATATCATAAGAACTATTTGTGTAAAACACAACCTACGTGCTGCTGTGCTAGTTACATAATGCATGTTTAGGGGGGTGGGGGGTGGCGAACATACTACATCTAGTAGCAAATATGCTTAAGGGACTCCTAGATCTAGTATCTTTAGCTTTTTTTATTTTTGGTGATGGGTTACAGGTGAAGGGCGGCAGCAGCCGCCCAGTCGTGGTTATAAGATATCTTTTCCCACCATATCGTGTAGTTTGGTGACAATTTTTCTCGCCCAAGCTTTTACTTGAGGATCATCAACACTACTAATAAGATGAAAAATTTCAGAATTAAGGTAATTGCAAATAGCACGATAATCTACCTCTCTTCTATTTGTGACATCATCAGATCGTCTAAGTCTATCGACTTCAGCCATGCGCTCTTGCAAATCTGCAAAAGGTCGATTGATGATATCGTTGTTATCACTAGGCATGATTTTATTATGACCATATCCTAACTAATTACAAGATCTTATTATAAATAGTTGTGGATAACTTTTCCTTGACTTGGACAGAACAAAACCCAGCGTGGCGCCCCCAACTTTTTCCCACCATACATACAAGACCATATTTTATTGCGAACGAATGGAGAAAGGTCGAGGATTTGCGACACGGGGTGCAGTCGCCCCCGTGTCTATGTTCCAATGCGTGAATGAATAGATAAGATGTGAATGCCTATGTGCTTGACTGCAATTGGATTTGCATTAACGGAAAGTTTTCCGTCAACAGTTCAGACTCTTGTTCTGCGTCTATTAACGGCTTCAGTTCCATTGATGACACAACCTTTGTTTTATAATCATTATAAACTTCAGGTTGATCTTTTCTAAACGCTTCACTATCGAAACGCTTATAACTCCTAATGATAACATTAAGCTTATGCTCAACGCCCTTAAGGACTTTGTCCTCCTCTGTCACAAAAGACTTAACCAATGTCTTTTGCTCTTTCAACTTCGAATTGACGAAGTTTGCTAGAACTGTTAGCCTTGCTAACTTATCTATTTCCTTCTTTTTATTCATGTTGTGCCTCCTTTGGCTTACACTTAATATAATACATGTCCCAACTAATTGCAAGTAATTATTTAAATAAGTTGTGGATAACTTTTTCCTCAGAAGATTCTGGAGAACCCAGCTCAGCCGAAACTCATCACCTTACTACCTGCACCATGATTGGTATGAACAAATGGAGAATGGAGAGCGTCAGGGCAAAAACCAGAACCAGCAGCGTGGCGGAAATTATTTCCCTACATAGAGGCCCTAGGCCAAAGGGCAGCTGACTAATGGAGAACATCACAAACGCACTCACAATACAGACCACCCCAAACCAAATTAAAAATGGAGGCACCTACGCAGTCGCCCTAGCTTCATCGTCCCAGTCCATGCAGATCCCCCTGCACACTTCTTCTGCTGCCCACCAGGCCAGAAGATTCTTAAGCTGCAGTGGCGACCCCACATCTTTCACACCATTAAATGTAGCTATGAGATGGAGAATGGATTCACAGTCCATGTCCTGGGCCATGTCGTTTAATCTTCTCCAAATCTCATCTTTGTATTTATCATAAAATGCAGATGTGTCTGCGTAGTAAATCAACTCACCAATGGTGCCACCAGAACAACCATGCTCCGCCGTATCTTTGATGGTGCTTTTATCCTGAGTCTCTAGCAGCCAGTCTAGAATGGAGTCTTGTTTAAACTCAACTGCCATTGGTCTTCTTCCAGGTCCAAGCACCTATCTCCTCTTTTGTCCAGCCGTATTTGTTCAACAGCAAATGGATAATAAAATTGTAATTATATTTCTTCATCTTCCCTCCTTGTATTAATTGGCTGTTTAACATTGAAAGAAACATTTAACCAACCGCCGCATAGGTTAGCACCAACTTGTAATGCCCTGCTACTACCCGCCATCTGCAGACTACTGGTTAGGTAGCCACCATTGCAGTTGGTTTCTTCACAAGGCATGTAATGGACATCGAACCAGCGTCAGGTGGTAAACAACCCAAACCTTTCAACTGGTTCGATCTTTTAAGATCTGTCAAATCGCCCATGTATATATATAGTCCTAATTAGTTAGGATGTCAAGTCCTTTTGTAAATTTTTTTACCAGCATGATTCACCTGCTGCCGGGGACAGTGCAGCTCCCCTTACTACTAGTATCACTTCTAGTTTGGCTTCTGGTAATGGAGAATGGAGAAAGGTTGGTGCGCCATCGCTGACGCACCGAGTTCATGTGTTTGGCTAACATGAATAAAGAAGGAATACTAATGCAGTAGCATCTGGTTACACTGGTGTCAACTACCATCTGCTGCCTGGAGAAGACAGCTCCGCACCATACTAATGGAGAAGGTGTGTAGGGTTAGTGGCAATGGACAATGGAGAATCACCCGGTAACCAGGAGCCCAGCAGCGCCAGCAACTGTTCCCAGTCCACGGCTCGGGGACGGGCCGGAATGGAGAGCAATGGAGGCACACGGTCTACGGTATGCGGACTACGGACAATGGAGCCTGAGAATAATTTAAGGGTCTTCGAGCGAGGGTCTCTGGCAAGTACAAATACGGGAGCTCCTAATGTAATGTGCCTATTTATCCACGCAATTTGGTGTGCCGAAAAGGTTATTTTGTTGTTCTTTATTATCTTCAACTCTAACCAAAAACATCTGCGAAAAAACCCATGTAAATCAGGTATTCCCAGACCACTTGTAGCTTCAATTCGTGTCCATACAACAGGCTTAGTGTTTCTCTTTAATTGTGCCCAAAGATTACGCTCTTCTGCCATGCTTCACCACCTGGATCTCCTGACTCTCTACGTCAACATAAATGATATTAACACCGAGTTTTTGCTGTAATGGAGTTCGTAATCTGCTTATATGATGACCTTTTCTCTTGCCCGTCTTTCTCACAGATTTAGTTTTTACGTCATAAAGATTGATCTTGCCATTCTTGTCAATCGTCACAAAATCTACACAACCAGTATCATGTAGTGTCTTGAATACCAGATTGCCCATCTTCATCAGGTGCACTATCGCCATCGCTTCCGACAGATTCCCCTTGTAATGTTTCCTGTTCAATAACTTCAAACTCCCCAGGAAGGGATAATTTTTTTCTAAGCTCAACTAACTTTTCCTCTACCTCTCCCACTGACATTTGATCTATTGTTCCATGCATAATCTCTTTACGATCAATATACAATCCAGCTACCATACCTCTGTATTTCTCGGCAGCAATAGCACCAGTGTAGTTACCAGCAGCCTCCGCATTATCTCGTAGTTCTGCTAGTTTTTGTATGTGTGATTTGTAGGAAATGGAATATCTCCTGTTTAGTTCTGCACGTCTTCTTTCTATCTCTTGTACGACATGTGGGTAATATTTAGGGTTTTGCAGCTTACTTGCAATCACAGTAGCCACGTTTTCACCGTAACCAGCATCAATTGCACACTGTTTTGCACTCTGTTGTAGCCCTTTTTCGATAAAAATGTTAACAAATTGAGCTTGTTTAGGAGTGAGTTCTAATGTTTTCTTCATGAAAAAGCCTTATTTTTCAACAAACTTTGTAAATGGTGACCAACATATTTACAACCGTTTAACAACTTATTTACAGAGATAAGCGTTGATATATATATATATTTACTACTTTGTAAATATGTAAACCAATTTTCCGTTTTTCCGTCAAGTTTAGATTTAATTTCTGTAGAATAATATATATAGTGATTTACATGAGCTACAAACTTGTAAAGATTGATTGGCTTGATACTGTTGA